GCCTTGGCTGTAGCAACCAATGGCCTTGATGTCTTTTTTAATAATGCCGTACTTGGCGACCGCATCATGGTCTTCAACGTATTCATATTCGACATCACCACGGGTGTCGTATGACTGCCAAGCCACAACAGCAACGGTGTGGCGTGCTTTCTGAGACGTGCCTTGATATTGAAAAATGCCGTCGACAACATTGCTAGGGCTTAGCAGATACTGCGGATCAGACGGCTTGTCCTGCAGCAGCTGCAGCGTTCCAGCGCCGTAGTAGGCAATGCCACGGAAGATGGCAGTCATCTGCTGGATGACGTTATAGACCTCATCCCTACTGTTAATCAGCATGTTGAGGCTGAAACGCGGCTCTTGTCCGCCTGCTCCATCTGAGACGAGCCCTGAGCAGTATTGACTAATGGCGAAGAAGTCATACTTATCAAGCGATGACTCTGGAACGCCCGCGCCGTAACGCTCACTAATTAGCAAGTCGTATAAGCACCAAGCTGGATCATTTGTCCATGTTGCAGCCTGAAACGTGCCGTCCCAGACCCCGGAATAACTGAGCCTTCCGAGATGCGTTGTTGTGTCTACCGTCGCATTGCTTGGAATCTTGACCTTGATTCCGCGAATCAGATACTTACGAGTTGGGATGTTGCTGAACTGACGTGAGTCAAACCGCAGACCAACTAATGCTGAGTTGGGATAGCGGAACTTATCGTCAATAATCTCGGTAAAACTTTGGAAGATCGTGCTGCTGGCTCGTTTTTGGCTTGTCTCATCGGCGCTGACACGCACCATCCGCACATCAACAGGAAAGCTGCCGGTCAGGTTGACTAGATAATCTCGCTGATAACGGTTGCTGCTTTTACCGCTGATCGTGTCAGTAATAACGTCGTTATATCCACCGCTGTTGTACTGGATCTGAATCTTGATCTGAACACTGTTGCCAACAATATCACCATCGTCTTCCAGCACTTGAAGCGATGGAATCGTCAGCGTGACACGCAAACGATCGACTTCGGTGTCCGTAATTTGACGAGTTACGGAACTGCCGTTTGTAACTTCAACGCTAACTGCTGTTTCTCGTTCTGTTGTGTTGAACGGTCCAGCAAGGTGCGTTTGACCTTGCGTTCCAACGCGAGTGACAACAGTGAAGCCCTCAAAATTGTTGGTGCCGTCAGCTGCCTGGACAGGCGTATCGTCCAAGAAAATACTCTTGTTGCCATCCTCAAGACCACCAATTTCGCCTTCGCTGATTAGGTCAAGGACGTTGGCGAACTGTGTTGACTGGAGCGTATCGTCCTGCTCAGTTGGCGTACTTCTACCGCCACCGCCTTTACCGCCGCCACCACCACCAGCGCCAACGACGTATTTGGTCTGAGTCATACCTGCACCTGATCAACGTCAAGACCGCTGGACAGCACCGCCGATCCAACGAACAGCCGTCCATAGGCTATTGGGCAGGGCATCCCCTGACGACTGGTGTTGACGACATTGGAGAAGGTAAAGGACTCCAGCTGCACCGACTCGTCAAGTGTGGTGTCTAATGTTGGCTGCGGTGAAATGGCCGCAGCTATGCCGCTTAAAGCCAAAGAAAGACCAATGCTGCCAATAGCAGAGGATGCTGATGCGCTCAAAAATCCGCTGCCCGTGGCCCCTAGAAAACCAGCACTGGTGCCTCCTGAAACCGGAGCAAGAACTACGGCAGCAGTTACTAATGCAAGTCCTGCCAAGATTTGACCAGCTCCTCGGCCCGCACCAGCAACTACAGGCGTGATGCTAAAAACTTCTTTGTCACTAAAGGGCATCAACAAAGGAGCAACGTTTTCTTCAGTTACTTTTTCCTTGCTTACAGCTACGCGATAACCAACGCCGTCTTTTTCGCTATCAATCAGCCACTTATCTAGCCCTGGAAAGTTGACGCACAACGCCTTGATCGCCTGCGCTGGTGTTGCTACATCAAACTCAAACCGGCATTGACCAAGCCGTTTACGCAAAGCGCCATAGACATCACGGCTAGACAGCCTGCCCTGCACATGATGCAGCACCTGTTGATCACCCAGATAAATTGCTGCATGGTTTGGTACGGGTGAAACCAGATTCATCAATAACGCATCACCACGCTCCAACTCCTGCACTGGAATCTTGTAAAACCCTTCCTTCTGAAAGTTCTCTAGATACAGGTTTTCGCCGTGGTCCCACCACTGGTCTCGGCGGTGATAATCACGCAGCTCTAGGCCCCATTCCCTCCTGTACCAGTCACGGCAGAGGCTGTAGCAGTCCACAACGCCATGGACAAACTCACGTCCCACATACGGCAGCTCAAAGCCAGCTGGCTCGCAGTAGCCCCAGCCCTCAGTGTTGGGATTAACGATGAACCACGGCAGCTCTGACTTTTCGCACGCAACCCGGTCAGCCGGTGATGGCTCAGGGTTGGTCGTCGGGTGGCTGTGCACAACGGCAATCACCTCACCCTTGTCCTCTACAGCGTCCCAGCCGTTGAGAACAAAGTGCTCGTCTGGTGTTTCGGCAATGTTCTGACACGGAAAGTACCTGCGCCGTCCTTTGACAACAGCCACCAGGCCGCAGCACTCGCGTGGCGCTTCGGCCTTGGCGTGCTCCAGAATCTCAGCCTTCATGGCTGCTGACAGACGCATCACTTGGTTAGACCCGCTCCAGGGAATGAGCCAAACGGCAGTTCAGCGTTCTCGCCAAACCGCAGCTTGCAACTGGCTACCCGCTTGCCGCAAACATCCTGCGCTTCAGTACTGACCTCGTTGCCATTTACGTCGTAATAATCAGTGCCGGTGTAGCTGCATTCACTGCTGCGGTACTTCCACTGGCAGATGTTGGCAATGATCTGACGACGAGGAATCTTCTGACCAGCCAGGTCAAACTTGCTTGCCAGCTCGAACGTCACGCTGTCGCGTGTTTCGCTGGATTTACGGTCGATAAACCAGCGTTCATCAGGAAAACGAGCGTTAGGATCAGCCGTTGGGTTGGTCACCACGTCGTTGAACTCAAGGTTGTCACCTCCTTGAGTGACCAAAAAGTCACCACCCTGCGTGACTGAAAGCTTGTCTACACCAAAATTTTCGCTGTCTAAATACTTGGCAAGCGTGCGGATGCGCCTTACTTCCGCTCCACCAAGGTCATTGCCTGCTGTTGTTGTGTTGACCAATAACAGCAATGCCGTAATGGTGCTGCTTAGGTTGCTGACAGTCAGCGTTGGTCGGGGCAGCGTTCCGGTGTTGCTGTATTCAAAGCCATCAGCTTTGATCGGAACACGCGAATACAGCTGCGAGTCAAAAACGATGTTGCTCTCGCCAAACTCGTTGGTGCCAGCGTGAAAGTAGTAAACATCATTGCTGCCGTGCAACGCTGAATCAAGCCGCAGCTGAAACAGCTCAAGGATTGCGCTGGGGTTGGAGATCGCAAGATCGCCATACGTTGCTGAAATTGCAGTCCAGACACACGTCCCATCAGTAACGGTGTCGCCAGCAGAGTTGGGCCACTCAGGTTCTGAGCTTGCTGACGTACCAGCAGTTGTGCAGCGAAAAAACAGGCCGGTGCCTTCATCGCCGGTAGAACGACGAACGTTGCCAACAGAAAATGCAGTGCTAGCGACCCAAGCTGCTATTGCCAGGTGGGGTGAAGTCAAAAGCAGCGTTGTCATCTGCACGAGCATCCAAGAATGTCTCGATGGTGTCGGCGTCAGTTTCTGATACCTCAAACGTGAGGTTATAGACCTTGGGATTTTGGTTCAGGCCAAAGCTCAGACGTTTTTCAAATCCATCACCGAAGCGCACCGTCCTGACGTTTGGTGCGCTGCTTTTTTGGATGCCGTAGGTCGGCGTAATTGACGGGAAAGTAGCCATTAGCTTGCGAGGAGACCGCCAGGACGTTTTTGCTTGACTAGCTCAGCCTGCACTGCAGCGCCAAGCATCCTGCCAAGTTGTGCTGCTTGATCAGAGTTGCCTTCGACAGACGAACCAGAAGCATCAACGTTTACGGTCACGTTAGCGCTGCCCATCGCTTCGTTTGGAATAACCGTTCCAGTGCGCCTTGGAACGAACAACTCAGGACCACGCTCACCAACAATGTGAGCCCGACCAGCCATTGCGATTCCACCATCAGCAAGCTCTGGCAGTGGTGTTAGCTCAGGAAGCTGAGCGCTGCCCTCATACCGACCGCCTGGTGCCATCAACGATTGGAACGGATTAAAGATTGAACCCATCAGCTGGTTGACGCCCAGCCGCAACAGCTGGTTGGCAATCTGCCGGAGCACATTGGCAGCAACCTCACCCAATGTCTTGGTCTTGTCCACCGCAGCAGAAATTGCTTCAACGACGCCCGTTTCGATGGTTTGACCAATCTGCTTGTAAACGCTTTGAAGCTCTGCTGTTTTTGCCTTTTGAATCCTCAGGTTTTCATTCAAAGCATCTTCTAGTGTTTTTCTATCTTTAATTTGTTTGAGAAGATCTTTATAAACCGCAACTTCATCAAACCCGGCTTCGCCCATGGCTTTTTTCAATGCAGCCAGCTTTTCATCGAGTAAAAACTCTTCCTCTTTGCCTGTTAATTTTGCCCGAAGCAAAGCAATTTCACGATTTAAATCATCGCGGGCAACTTCTTCTTCCGTTCGAGTAATTGCGAATGTTGCCATCCGCTCCCTAATCTGAAGCTGGTTTAACAACTCTGCACTTTTTAGTTGCTCTGTTCTCAGCGACTGATTCTCCAGTTCATTTATCTTTCTCATTCGGTCTTCATGCTCGAATTGTATTTGCAGTAGATCTCTTGCTACGTTGCTGCTAGCCTGACGCAGCTCAACCTCGCGAGAAAACTCTCTAGCCAAGTCCTGCGCCTGCTTAAGCTCATTAGCCTTTTGCTCTGCAGTTTTTTGGTTATTGCTTACCCCTTTCCCAAGAGCCTTATTGATGCGCTCCTGCAAATCAGCCATTTCCTTGTCTCGACCTAACTCTATCTCTTTTAGTTTTAAAATTATGCTTTGACTATCTATCTCATTGTCTACCATTTCTTTCAATTTTTTCTGCGTTTCAACTATAAAATCTTCTTGAATCTGCTCTTTCAATAGAGAAGCAACTCGTTCGTCAGTCAAATCATTTCCAGCTTCCAGCAAATCTCTTTGTATCTGAAGCTGTTTTTCGGTTTTAAGATTAAGAGCTTTAACATTTTTCTGTAACCTTAATTTTTTTGCCTCAAGTTCAATGTTTACTTGCGCCTCCCTAGTTATCATTTCCACAAGTTGCAACTCTTCTGCTCGAAGATCTCTAATTGCTTGTCGGTTTTGTAAGTCATTCATTCCCCCAAACTCATTGTCATACGTCCGCATACGCTCTTTTATTTCAGCCCGAATCTCTTTAATCCTTGGATCCTGAGACACCTGAGCCTCAGTGACAACTGCCGTTGTTTTTAAAAATTTTGCAGCGGCTCTGGTCAGCGGCTCTAACGCTGCAGCAATAGTTGCAAACGCTTGAGAGGCAATTTGAGCCGTAGCGTCTCCAAGATCTTTACTGGCTTTTCCAAAACGTTCTAATGCGGCAACGCCATCCGCTCCAACAACGCGGGTTAGCTCGGCGGTCGCAATCTCAAGAGCCCTGTTTTTCTCGCCCAGTTCTTCAATAGTTTGAATGTGCTCAAGCGTTGCGGTGCCTGCAAGACCAGCCGCTTCAGCAACAGCCTCAAAATCTCCAGAAATAGGATCAAGCGCTTTTCCTAGATCTGCAGACGAAATAATCATTTGGTCAACTGCAGAGCCAAGCACCTGCAAGCCAACCGTCAGACCGGAGAACATTTCTCCGCTCAAACCGCCACCGATCAAGCCACCCAGCGCTTGACCCGCTCCACCGCCAAACAACAGCGGAAAAGCACCGCCGGTAACAGCAGCGCTTAGACGTTTTTGACCAAGCTTGCCTTCTCTTGCCCTATTGCGATTTCTTGTAGCAAGCTCTTTTTCTGCTTGATCAACCGCTCGTTGACGCGCCTTGTTGGAACGCTGATCAGCAGCAACTCCATCACGCTTTGCTTTATTTAAACGCTCTTGAAGGTCGATTTCGAGCTTGACATCTGCAGCTCGTGCATCCGCAAAGCCTTCTCTAATGTCCTCTGCTTGTCTAAACAACCTAATTATTTTTGTTTGATCGTTAAGACGCTGAACGTTTGAAGCTTTTGCCGCTATTGCAGCCTGCTTTTCATCTGCAATTTTCTGCGCTACAGCTTTTTGTTCAGCTTCAGCTTGTTTTTGTTGCTCAACTTTTCTGTCTTTTGCGTAGCTTGCCCTGATCTCAGCTCCCTGCTTCAGCATGGAGTCGAGCTTCATTTGATCGCCAGCAAGCTTCAACAGCTGCTCACGACCGCCTTCATAAAACTTTTTTAGACCACCCTGCTTCTCAAGCCTTTTCGTTACAGAAATAATGTTCAGATACGCTGTATCTACACCTTCAAGCTCTCTCTTGAACTG